CCAGGATATTCAACATCTGTAACAGGCAAATAGGGATATTGTCTGTAATAAGGACATTCAAATTGATGGAAAAGAGAGATAACGCATCTTGTAAAATGTTCAAATTGATTACCTTGATAATCAGGAAAAGAAGTAATAACAGTGGGGGGTATAGGAGCACCACCTGTTACGTCTTCTCCTAAATAAGAAGTAATCGAAAGATCATTAGGTATCGGTATTGAAGCTGTGGTCATAGACTCAGGTAGAATTTTAAATCTACGAGAACCACTCCAAAATTTGAACAATGGAGCAAAATAACACAGCGGGGTTGGACCTTCAAAATAATTAGGATCTATTTCTAGACCATGACCACTGAAGACAGGATACCACGCAAACCTTTTAATTAAAGAGCGCACACTACCAACACGCTCACCCATACAAGATTCAGAAGCTTTAGTACTGAAGGGGCTTTCAGCCTCACGACAGAAGAATTTAAAGTCTGCTTGAGCTTCTCCTATGGGCTCGAGTTTGATAGAGGAACCTTTTTGTGAACGTAAGATTCGACGCTTTTCCTTATTTTTAAGACTTAGGAAGTCTGGAGTAAGTGTGAGATTGGGTTCAAACCTATTGAAATCAGGGATAGCGATTTCAAAGTCTTTAGTAGCAGAAAAACCTACCAAGACGTCTATATTAGGCGGAACCGACGAATTGCTTCGTAAAGGATTTTGAACATATACGACCAACATACCTAGCGAATGGATAGGCAAAGTAATGTTGGAGGTATTACCAGATGTGAACATTTGACTGTCCATATAAGGTATATTTGAGACAAAAGGTATCTCAACACTATACTCAGAGTTCTCCTGAATATCGACAACAACTCTTGGAGAACTTTCAAGAGCTGCAGCGTCAATGGTGGTTGTTGGCAACGCACCACTGATAAATGCAATAACAAGTCTACCAGAATAGAACTTGTTTTTAACGAATTTGAACCAAAAAATGAAGCCACCTCTCCATCGACGACCTACGGAAGTCAAATAGGCAGGAAAAGTAGGCAACCAGCTAGTGGGACCATTTAATGATGAATCACAAAGACCAGGAGCTACAGGAACAAAATATATAGGAGTATATTCTGCAGCAGTAGAAGGCCAAGTGAAACTATCACAAATAACACGACGAGTCGCAATAGCATTAAAGCTCATGTGGTCAGTATCATCAGGACGACAATGCTTCTTAGAATTCAAGGAATTATTAGGCTTACATCCAAGAATCACAGAATCATCGACACCATCAGTATTAGTATAACCACGAGCAGGAACGGGATTCATAACACACAGATTTTCTTGATTAGATGGTTTTGAGAGGCCGAAAATGGCAGCACCTTTCAAAACAAAGTCAGACACCCAGGCGACATCTGACGCTATATCTGAAATCTTACCAAGACCAGAACTAGCAATAGCTTTAGCTGTGTCGGCAACGACACCAGCGGGTTCGCTAATGACCCCTTTGGTGGAACGCATAGCAGACTCGGACATTTGAGCTTGACCAAGTCTTTTAAAAGTTACTTTGCTTGATGTTGCAGCACGTGCAGGATAAATGGATGGAGCTGAAGTAGGAATATGTAGCTCTATATCACTCATCCAACACATAACTGTAACATCGGCAGTAACATTGTTCACACCATTAATTGGAGATAGAACACGGACAACAAGATTACCAAACATTTCATCATTATTAAGTTGGTCTAAATGGGAGAGATAATGCCAGAAGGCATGCTTCAACTCACCACTTTGAGATTTACCAACATCAATAATGACTCCAGGGTAACCAGTATAATTAGCAGGCCAATTTCGAGAACCAAATTGACCGGCGTGCCTTCTAAAAGGCTCAAAATAGACCCATAAAGCACCAACATTGAAGGGACCAGTGTTAGTAAGGATCTTAAAATTGAGGGTACATCTGAAAAATCTAAAAGACTTAAGCTTATCTGTCCACATAGGAATTATGGAGAAGATATCAGGAAATGCCAAGTCTAAAATAGCTGTATTCTTAACATCCCCAGGAACAAGATTATGAAATCCTATCCTCTGAGGACGAGAAAGAATATCTTTTAAATCATGAGTCCTGCACTCATTCAAATCATCTCTCAAGAGAGGAACTTTAGAAAAAGGCAGAGTCATCCGATTGACTTCTGCATCGTCAACAAATCTAGTGATTTGTTCAGTATTAGAAGTTGTTGTGGGTTCCGCATTAACTACAGAACGTCTAACAACTTCATCAGCTTCGTGCCAAATAATTTCACCTGCAACAGCCTCGGCATTGTCTGTTGTAGGGTTTCCAGCATTCATATTTTCGGTAATCTGAGATGAAACGATCCTCGAGCGTCGATTAGCTACTCGATTCGCGCGCCTCTGGTTGGATTTATTTAAGGAATAAAAGGCAAGAGCACCAAAATCCTCTTCCATACAAAATCGGAACTCAACAAAGCGTGTAGGCTTTACTTTGTTGTCCTGTTTGAATGGGTTGCATAGCTGAGCTTCTGCAAGAACATCAGAGTTTCTAAAAAGCAACTCATAAAGATCAAGTTTAACGACATTATCTCTAAGGGTCGTGTAGTCCCAGCTAGTAGGCTTAAGCTTAATTTGCTGAGAATACGCTTTACGGAGCAACATATCGACGTATTTTTTAAATACATCTCTAGGATACTGAGATAGTTCACGCAACCAACAATCTACAGCACCTCCCATATCATCTTTATTGACATTTTTCTTCTTCCAATAAAGTTGTTGATCAAGAATAGAAAATTTAAGCACAGAACAATGCTTTCCATTCCTGATCTCAAACTTTCTTTGAAGAAAATAAACATCAGTAATCTTTTTAAAAGTTGGTTTTCCAACTTTATCGGAACTCGTGTAAGTCATTCCTATCTGTTTAAAACCGAAGCAAAGACTATCGGCAACTTTGTCAAAACCACCATTAAGTTCGGCAAACTGATCAGAACAAGTTATTAAATTGTCGTCACCGAAGCTAACAATAGAAAGACAGTTACTAAAAGCTTTCAAACAGGAAAGGTTGTTTTTATGTAAAACAACAAAAACATATCGAAGAGCGAGAGAGTTATACATACAATTGACAATGGATGTCAAAGGATTACCAGACGGGTTTGAATGTGTCCAGTAATATACAACATTCTCAGAAACATGAACAGAATAAATGATATCATGCCAAAGGACGGCACGAATAATGTCATTATCATCACCATACCACAGATTTATAATGTCAAGAATTTTCCAAAATAAATCAGGCATGAGAGAGCCGTCATAACCTTCATAATCACCATCCATTACATTGTTACCAAGAACAGTAACCATGCGAGCAAGAGTATCCCAGGAACCATCAGTTGGATTAATACCAACACAACTTTCAGTAAGGATACAATTCTCCATCATCATGGACGCAAAACCACCAAAATACATACGAACAACCAACAAATAATCCAACATTGCTGAGGAAAATAAGCGGGTTTTGCAAGCTAGGATTTTTTCCAATGACCTAGTCTCGTCTTTATCATGATCTTTGTAAATGTGTGGAGAACCCACATTCATTAGTGCTAAATTAATCCGTGCACCAACGGCTTCTCGAAGTAAAGGATGAATAAACTTGGTCTGTTTATTGACCCAAGCAGTTTTACCAACCTGACCTTTAGTTTTTAGAGTATTACTAAACCAAAAACCAGCGCCATGAAGAACATCTATACTTCGAATATTGGAACCGGGAATTCCAAAACAAGCTTCGTCTAAAGTCAATAACCTCTTATAGTCAGAAGTTTTATTAATAAGTGAGATAGCATAATGACCAGCTACAGCATCACAAATTTTAGAATTTAGACGAATCACAGGATTTGTAACTTTTTTAACACTTAAGTGTCGAGGGTTTATTACAACCTCTTTACCGTCGACTGTCTTCTTTATAGGTCGAAGAACAGCTGGAAAAGTAGTACAAGCACCAAATGCTTCGTAGAAAGGGCTCTTCTCTATTTGAGTAGGCTTAACACTACGAGATTCCTGGCTTGTAAAACCATGTATAGGCATATTTTTGTAACATTCTGGCACTTCAGAAACAATGCTAGGAATATTACAAGAAACTAAGTCGTCTAACTCAAAAGAGTATTGACACTCAGCTGGAAGCTCAAGAAACGCTTCTTCAACATCTTCTCTATAGAGAAAATTACCAATTCCGATGCCAGCAGCAGGGATGCCAGCAACATGGAAACCAATAACAGAAACCGAACCTTTGTCAACAAGTATATTCCAAAGAGCACACTCACCTTTAAAGGTAGGTTCTTTATATTGATAACCATTCTCAATGACAATAATTTCACCAGTAGATTGGTAGGCAAAATTACTAATTTTCTCAGCACCACGGACTAATGTTCTACAAAGCACATCAGTTCCTTTCATATTTTGAACAGACATCTTAACAATATCAAACACATTAGGACACATATGAGTCCTGGACCTAAAATGTTTAGTAATGTCAGTGTAGCTTCGACCACTGGTACGTGGAAGACCAATAAGCATAGCATCAACACACTCATTGTTTGGAGCAAGGATTTCAACACAACACATTTCGTCTTTCCTAACCTTTCGGATATCATTACTAGAAAGATTTTTGAATAGCATTATGTCGTCATCATCCATGCGATCAAACAACTCAAGTAAATGAGCACAAGTAATAAGTGTAGTACCACGGATCATAGTACCCCACAAGATATGTTTATAATTTCCATCTGCTCCTATGAGTTGGATAGAAAATATATTTAAATAAAATTTTGAAATAACTTCA